GAGGTGCGCGGGGCGCAGGTCAGAGAGCCGCGTGTCCGCGCCGAGGATCGCGACGAGATGCCCGCTCTTCTGCGCGTAGAACGACCTCGTGCGCTCGTTGCGGGTCGCGAGTACGAACCGTTCGAGGCACGTCGCTACGGTCTCGGCCCGTAGCGCCGCGGCGTCGGGATCGGCGAGTTCGCGCTCCCACTCGCGGGCGATTGCCTCTGCGGCCTTGCGATCGGTGTAGCCCGTCGAGCGCTTGACCCTGCGCCCGCTCGCGTCGCGGATCGACGCGTACCAGTACCCGGAATCGTCGCGTCGCCACAGCCGCACAGGATCACCTCTCGCTCGTACCTGTCCCACGCCTCGCGCGTAACCCGCAACAGCCCGCCGCACCCTCGAGGGCGCCCGTGGTGCAGCACGGCGCACGCCTCTGCGTGAGCGTACGCCGTGCTGCGCGAACACCCGAGGCGTGCCTCGATGTCCCGCGGACTCAGCAGCGACGGGAGCGCCACCACGCGCGCGGCGGTCATGACGCCCTCGCCATCGTCAAACGGAACGGCTCCGCGGGCACGAGCGCGGGTGCTGGGAACCGACGACCAGCGCACCCGCTCAGCAGCGAGTTGCCGACCGCAACGCGCACGCGCTCGGCTGCGTTGTGCAGCGTGTGCCGGTCGCCGGCCACGTCGCGCGGTCCGAGGCGCGCGAGCCCGTGCCCCGTCGCGTCAGCCCACGCGAGCACGAGGCGCAGACGCGCGAGCGCTGCTGTCTCCGGTGTGAGTTCGATGCCCTCGACGGAGCGGAGGGCCGCGTCTGCCGCGCCGTAGACGGTGTGTTCGCCCGACTCCATTCGCGCATCGAACAGCCGCCAGAACGCGCCGCAGAGCAAGTGCCCCGTGCCGCAGGCCGGATCAAGTACGCGCACGTCGAGCCCCTGCTCATTGATCGCAGGATCGAGCGCGAGTTGGATCAGGAGGTCACGGACGAACCACGGCGTTTGGCACAATGCGTCGCGCTTCACGGTGCCCTCGTGCGTGGCCTGGTACAGATCGCCGATCCAATCAGTATCGCGCGTCGCCCAGCCCGCGCGCCCGGCGTCGATCGCCGTCGCCGTTGATGCGAGACCGCGAGGCGGCGTGACGCTGCGGACGAACGCGAACACCTCGGCGCTCTCGGACTCCGTGAGTTCGACGCGCACGAGCGGGTCGATGCCCGTCGCGTCCTCGATCTCGTTGAGCCCGTCGCCGATCGCGAGACCGCGAATCCACTGACGCGATGAGAACGCGAGCACGAGCGCAGCGCCGAGCAGCGCAGGGCCGAGACGAGGGCCGAGCCTGCGCTCGAGCTTCGACGGTCTGCTCTGCCGCAGCACGTCTGCGAGCACGCGCGCCCCCTCGATGCCGTACGCCCGCGGCGGGTCGTTGGCCTGCGGTACGTCGAGCGCGCGCAAAATCGAGCGCCACGCCTGCCCTGGCTCGCCCGGAGCGGGCGTGGTCTTCTCGCCGCACTTGCCCATGACCGTGAGCACGTGGCGCGACTGCGGAGCGCGAGCGCGCGCCGCGAGGATCACCGTCGGCGTCCCGTGTCCGGGGATGAACGCGCCCGCGGCGTCGATGACGTGCGTCATGTCCCAGCGCGGGAGCACCGTCTCGACGAGCGCCTTGCCGTGCTCGCGCTTCATGAACGCGTTGCTCGTGATCTGCGCGATCCAACCGCCCTCTCGGGCGAGCTGAAACAGCCGCTCGGTAAACGGCACGCCGAGACCGTAGCGAGCAACCGCACTCTCGTATCGGGCTCGAACCGCCTCGCGTCGCGCAGGGTCCGGGTCGACGATGTACGGAGGATTCGCCAGCACGACGTCCGCGGCCCCGTCGAGAATCTCGTCGATCATCGCGTCCGCTCCTCCACCAACTCGATCAACCGCGCGACCGCCTCTGCCGCGTTGTCCTCCGGCTGGCCCTCGATCTGCCACAGTCGACGCGGCGCGCGGTTGTGCGCGTACTCCGACAGGCACAGCGACGAGCCGCGCTGCCACAGCTCGAGCCCGCGCTCGACGCCATCAACCTCGGTGCGGACGGTGATCGTGCGACCGATCGCAACGCGCGCGATGAGCGTGGCTCGCGCGACGGTCGCGACCGCCACGCCGAGCGCATCGAGGGCGGCGAGGGCGTCGGCGTGTGCGCGGGCTGCGCGAGCCTGGGGCGTGAGATGCGACCACTCGCACAGCGAGCATAGCGTGCCGCTCGTCGCGACGTTGTGCGCCCCGCATCGTGTGCAGCGTCGGGCGGTCATCGCTTCCTCCTGTCGTGGTCCAGCGCGTCGCTCACGGCCATGTGTTTCGCCAGTTCGACCGCGATCGACACCAGCGCGTCGCCCGTTTCGGCGAACGGGTCTCCGCTGCGAAGGGCAATCCTCGCCGCGCTGAGTGCGCCGCTGAGACGGTCGAGCGCGTGCGCGATTCGGATGCGCTCGCCGAGAAGCCGCTCCTCGTTGCTCATCGCCGCGCCCCCGCGGCAGGGTCGACAGGGGCGGGCTCGGTGGTGGGCGAGGGCGCGGCGCACGCGCACGGGTTGTACGGCGTGAATTCGTGCGTGTACCCGCTCGCCGTGTGGCTCGCGTCGTTCGGCCCGTCGCCGCAGTGGCAAATCAACTCGACGCACACGCCGCACCGAGGGCACGTGTAGTGCTCCTCGCGAGCGGTGGTGGGCGTGGGCGCAGCGAGGGCGCGGATTGCGTTGTAGATCTCGACCGCCTCGTTCGCGCGCCCGTTGCAGTCGACCCAGCGGGAGTCCTCCTCGGAGTAGAGGCAGAGCTTCGACTCGTGAGCGCCGACCTCCGCACCCGCAACCGCGAGGCACTCCTCGATCGTCCGCACCCGCACCGCTGCGCACGCCTCGGCAATCGCAGCCTCCATGCGCTCCGTGAGCACCGCGAGCTCGGCAGCCGCACGCTCGCGCTCGGCGGCGACCGCCTTGTCGACTGCAGCCTCGATCTCAAGTCGCCGGTCATCTTGCTCTTCGAGGTCCCGCGCATACGCGTCGTAGTCGCCGTGCACGTTCCGGTCGTCGTGGTCGCCTGGGATCTCGTGATCTCGGTCGTGTCGGCGATCGTCTTCTACCTCAATGTCATTCATCGTCCGTGTCCTCTCGTTGAATACCTGTGCTCGCCTGCCGCGAGATCGACCGCGCACGCGCGACCGCAGTCGAGGCAGCGGGCCGTGCCGCTTGTGGTCACGTCAGCCCCGGCAACGACGCCTCTGCGGGTGTCGTCACCGTCTGCACTCGCTGCCGAAACAACACGTCGGCGCGGTTGTTCGCGCCAACCGTGAGCCCTCGCGCGATCTCCTCTGCGCTCGCTCCCACCTCGTGCAGATAGGCACGCCACCACGGGTGATCAACACGAACCGCCATCGAAGCGCGCCAGATTCGACGCGCTGTTTCGCGCTTTGCGCACTCGTCCATCTCAGCGATGAGGCAGTCGAGATCCCACGTCCGAATGAACCGGAGCGACGTAGGCGCGTCGATCCGTGTCCACTCCACCTCGACGCCGAACTGACGCGCTCCGACCGCTAGCGCATCCGTCAGCAGAGACCAACCGTCGAGCGCCTGCGCGGTGACCATTGCGTGTGCGAAGTGATGCCGCCCGTTGCGGTGCCCAGGCTCTCGAACGTCCTGCGCTTCGACGCGACCAGGCTTGATGGTGCGACCGTCGCGGGTGCGAACGCGAGCGACCCTCGCGGCCTTGGCTGGGTCGTATCGCTGGCCGCAGTCGGGGCAGACGACGACGAGGGATTGGGGCTCGAGATAGAGGGCGCTCATGCTGCGCCTCGCCTCGTCGCGATCAACTGCTGCACGACGTGTGCGGCCACCGCTGGGACGCAGGCGTTTCCAAGTTGGTGGACTTGCTCCGCTCGCGTGCCTGTCAGTGGGTACGACGCAGGGAATCCCATCGCCGCGCGCAGCTCCTCGACGCTCAACATTCGCATGCGGTCGCCGTCGACCACCGCGTACCGATCGTGCGTCGTGATCGTCCCGACAGGGCGAGATAGCGGACGTCCGCCGCGAGCGCTGCCGTAGTAGGGCACGAGCACCCGCTCGCCATGCTCGCGCTGCGCAGCCTCGATGCGCGTGAGCGTCCTCGGCGCTCGACCCTCACGGCGAACCGGGGACCACGAGCCACCATCGAACCGCACGAACGAACTCGCGGGCACGGGCTCGAGACCCGCGCTCGACAGGGACGGGAGCCCATCGAGCGACCCGACAACGAACAGCCTGCGACGCTCCTGCGGGACGCCGTGCTCTGCGGCATCGAGCACGCGCTCGGTGAGTCGGTAGCCCAGCGTCGAGAGCGCCGCGCGCCAGTGCCGATACAGCGGCCAGCGCGCGAACTCAGGGACGTTCTCGACCGCGAGCCATCGCGGCCGGCAGACCTCGGCCACCTGCACCACAGCCCACGCTGTCGCGCGCTGCACATCGTGGTGAGGCTGGTCTGTCCCGCGCGCTCGGCTGTGCCCCTGACACGCGGGCGAGGCGAGCAACAGGTCGAACGAAGGCAGGTCGCGCGGGTCCATGATCGTCACGTCTTGGCAGCGGGCGACGGCCTGCGGGTGCGCCGCGCGGAACGTCTCGACCGCGCGCGGCCAGTGGTTCGCACCAGCAACAACGCGCACGCCCGCGCGCTCTGCACCGCACGACCAGCCACCAGCGCCCGCGAAGAGGTCGACCGCGCGAATCACGAGGCCACCTCGGTGCTGTCGGCGTTGTCGTTGGCTGCCGCGGGCTCTTCATCCGCAGGCTTGTCGGCCGCAGGCGGCTCGCACATCCCCCAGCGGAAGCACCCACCCGCGGGCTGCTCTCGGATCAGTGGCATCTGCTTCCCGCCTCGGTCTGTGCGCGCCCACTCGACGACCTGCTCAACGTGGACCGGCAGGTAGACGCGTTTTCCGTCGGGCAGCTTCGTCACCTCGCGGGCCTGAAAGAACGAGGCGGTTTCGTGCGAGTAGCGCCCCGGCGTCTCGGCGTTTCGGCGAGCGCGCTCGCGCTCTGCTTCGAGCTCCAACTCCGCGAGCGCCTTCACGCCTTCGGGGTCGTGCTCAGCCCACAGCGCGATTTCTGACTTGCTGGAGTAGATGCAGGGCCAACACCCGACGCGCGAGTGCCCGCGCAGGTAGTGAGGGTGCATCGGCAACCCGGCGCGATGGTGCGCCCCGATCACATCCTCGACGGTCCATCGCAGCAACGGACGCCACACGGTCAGATCGCGCGAGTCGTCGTGCTCCACCTCTGTCATCGCCGAGCGCGACTCGCTCTCGTCCGCGCGGATGCCAACGGCTTGCAGCACTGCGCGTCCTTCGCGCTCGCCCATCTCGTGAGCGAACGCGTCAAGCGGCTTGACCTTCAACTCTGCCGTGCACCATCGCGCCATCCGAGATGGGAACCCTGAGCGCCCCATGACCTTCGCCCGCATCCCTCCAGGGAATCCGACGCGGTGAATCGCGATCCCGAGCACGCGCTCAATCGTGCCAAGGTGAGCGTAGGTCTCTGGCGCTTCCCAGCCCGTGTCAGCGAACACGGCGACGAACGGGATACCGGCCTCCTGCAGAGCGATCGCGAGTGCTGCCGAGTCCTTGCCGCCGCTGATAGACGCGATCACCAGATCGCTTTCGTGGTGCTTCGGGAGGGCGATCACGAGGCCAGCCTCCCCTCGAGCACAGGCAGCGCAGACCGCGTGCGGCCAGGCGTCAACCACACCAGCGGACAAACCCCCGGCTCCCTCTCCCGCGCTCCCTGCGCCTCGATCGCGCACGCCCGGAGCTGCACCCGAAGCTCGCTCACCGTCAGCGCGAGCGCCTGCGCTGCCTCCGCGTCCGAGACCTCGTACCCGTCGTGACGGCGGAGCCCAGCGACCAGCACCTCCGCTCCGCTCTCGGTCGAGACCCACTCCGCGCGCGCCTCGCACTCATAGCGCCCGTCCGTGGCCCGCACCCTGAATCTGATCCTGTCGCGACTCATCAGAACATCCCCGCAATCCCGTTGAACAACGACGGCTGCAGCGGCTCCACGCTCAGCGAGACCCAACCCTCCGCGAGACCCTCGAAACCCTTGAGGACATGCGTCACGCGCACCTCGACGAAGCGCCCCGTGTGCTCGTTCGTGGTCGGGTCGTACTCGCGCAACACCAGCACGTCGCCGACTGCGAACCCGCGGTCGTCCCTGCGAATCTCCGCTCGCTTCGCACCGCTCTGAACGGCGGCGAAGTGCGCGGGGTGGGTCTTCAGCTCGTGGGTAGTCATCGTGAGACCTCGCCCTTCGAACGCGAGGCAATGGCCTGCGCGATCTCCGCTGCGGCATCCGAGCGACCGCGCGTGTAGCTGTTGATGTACGCGTGCCGCGCGAGCTTCCCCACGATCTCGAGGCACACCGCACGCTCGGCTGCAACGACGTCGGCGACGGCCTGCGTCACCTCCGCATCGGTGATCGTGATCGCGTCCCCGCTGACGTGCTCGATGCGCTCGAGGCCGTCGTACTCGCTGATCCTGTACGCGCAGCCCGCGTCCACGATGGAGAGGCTCGCGTATCGATCGCTGGCCTTCTCGCCAAGTGCCTCGACGCACTTGACCAATAGCGGGTCGTGCCGGGGCGCGTCTTCCGGGCGCGCGCAGTGCTTCCACTCGTGCTCGCGCAGCCACGCGAGCGCCTCCTCGCTCAGCCCGAATCCGCCGTAGCGGTTGTTGATTACGACCTTCACCGTTCACTCCTCCGTTGGGTTCCCGTTCGACTCCCTGCGTCGGTTGCGACCACTCCCCGCGTGTGGTCCCAATCGAGGCAGCGGGCCTGCCGAGCACTTCATCGCCCGCTGCCTACCGTCTTCTCGTCACCCTCTCGGGCGGGACGGGTCTTCTCAGCGCGTCATCACTGGCCGTACCGAGCGCACTCACAGCGACACCCGAGCCGAGACGATCCCGATCAGCGTGGTCTCGACCGCAACGTGAAACCGAATCGACCGCTTGCCGCGTCGCGAGCGCAGCGCGTAGACGTAGCCGTGTTCGCTCGGTCGGACGCGCTCGGCGTCCCACTCGGTCAGGCGGGACACGTCGCGCGCCCACGCCGTCAGCGGGTCAGCGCGGCGCGCGTGATAGACGGGCCACTCGCCAGTGATCGGAGCCGAGCCCGAGACTCGGACGCGCGAGGCGACGATCACGGCGGTCATCGCGAGCCACCTGCGGCAAAGTCCAGAGTCACGAGCAGTTGGCCCGTCAGCGTCGAGAGGCGCACGGCCTCACTGCGCGCGAACGCGTCGACGTCGTACTCGCTCAACTGTCCCGCGTCGGGAGCCTCGGGATCCGCAGCGAACGCGGTCTCCCACAACTCGACGCCAGCGTCCGCGGCGTCAGCCGCGGCAACGTGGCGCTCCGCTTCGGCGAGCTCGTCAGCGTACCCGAGGAGCGCGTCCAGAGCGCCCTCGACGCACTCGCCATCGTAGTCGCACAGGTCGTGAGCGAGGGCGAAAAGCTCGCCGTTGTCCACGCTCTCGCCCGTGGCGTCGATCACGTCGACACCCTCGCGGACCGGGGTCACGCCCTGCGGCGGGGTGCCGCGGTACGCGCGAATCTCCAGCGTGTAGTTGTCATCGAGTCTCATCGTGGTCAGCACGGTCTCTCCTCCGTGGGTCCGCAGACGCGCGGCCCCGTGGAGGCCCGGACAACGCTCGTGAGCGCGTCTCAGGCCCCCGCGGCGCAGCGCCTCACCAGCCCTCGCACGCCAGCAGGTAAACGGAGTCGGCGTACTCCGCGGCGCGCACCGCCTCGCGCTCTGCCGCACGGCGCTCGCGGTACTGCCCGATCACGTCGGACTCGAGGTAGTTGACGATCGCTTCGAACTCGTCGCTACCGATCTCGTAGCCGTGGCACTTGACCGACGAGATTGCGGCTTGCTCCGGCGTCCCCGTCGACCGGTCTGCGCTCTCGACCTCGGCCACGACCGAGTAGGTGATCCCGCTGATCTCGATGCTGTACGTCCGCGCGCTCACAGCGCACCTGCCACGCGACGGGCCGTCGATGCCATCCGGTTGGCCGCGCGGATGGCGCGCTCGCGGGTCGCGTGGTGCGAGTACGCGCCCACGGTGTGACCCGTGCGCAGGTCGGTCACGTCTGCAATCCAGCGGGTACCGAGCCCTGCCGCGCTCACGGTGCGCCACACGCTCACCAGCGAGTGACCAGCCTCGATCTCCAGCCCGCGGTATCCCTGTCCCTGCGTCGTCTGTCTCATCGCCGTCTCTCCGTCTGCCCCGTGTCCCTGGGGGCGAGATAAGAGATACGGCATATCTAGATGGATTGCAATATCTGTCGACGCAATATCTTTCTTTTCTTCTAAGCCGCGGAGATCATGCGAGATTCAGCGACGATAAGCGCGCGCAACTCCACCGCCCAAGCTGGGACTTCGAGCGGTGGACGGCCCCGGCGTATCCGCGGGACAGGCCACGCGAGCGCGAGCGTCAACCTCCAGACGTCCGCGTGGGTATGCATCCTGTCGACGCCGAGCAGGTAGTGCGAGAGTTCGTGAAGGATCCGCAGGACCACGAGGGCCCGCTGGCGGCTCGGACGCACGACGAGGACGTGGGGCAGGGCGATCCCGTCGACGCCGGCGGGGAGCCCGCGGTCGTACTCCACGCGGGTGTCCGCCACGCGCGCGAGATCCTCCGCGTCACCCACGTCCGAGACTTGGCTCCACAGCCCCGCGGCCTCGGCCTCGAGCTCCTCGTCTGACAGCAGGGCCAGCCCCGCCCTCACCTCGTCCGCCACTGTTAGAGCGAGCAACCCGTCCACCTCCTCACGATCCCGCCGCCCCGGACCCGCGTCACCTTTTCGGCGGTCGATGGCGGCGCACGACTTTGGCGAGGTCGATCAACAGGGCGGGCGTCAACGGCACGTCGAACGCGAACAACCCCGGCGCGCGGAGCAGCACGTCCCACGTTTCGTCATCGATAGACGGGTCGTCCGCCTTCGCCCGCGCGAGGGCCTCTTCTGCGCCGGGGCGGTTCCGCAACACAGGGATAACGGATGACTCGTGCGCGTGAGCCGCGGTGCGAGCGGGGACCGCCTCGGGGTCTGACTCCAGGTCAGCAACCGCGAGGCCCACGGCTTCGGCGAGTCTCGCGAGGCTGTCGCTCGCGACGCTGAGCCCCTTCTCGGCGCGCGACACCACCGACTGCGCGAGCCCCGCGCGCTCTGCCAGCTCTTCCTGCGTAAGCCCTGCCTTTTTCCGCGCGTCGCGCAACCTCATGCCGCGGATAGTCCATCGCGATTGAGAATATTGCAACGCTGGTCCTTGACGTAGATATCTAGATTATCTACTCTCGACCACCATGAGGGCATCGCACGGGAGACGGCCAAGTGAATTGGCCAAGAGGCGTTTCGCCGCTGGTCTGCGCCAGCAAGATATGGCGGCGAAACTGGATATCAGCCAAGGCCGGTATTCGACCATCGAGAACGCCAAGGCGACGCCGGACGTTCTGCTCGCACAAAGAATCGCGGCGATCTTCGGGTGCGAGATCGGCGACCTGTGGCCCGCGAAGGGGAAGCGGGCGCGGGCGACGAGGGGATCGAAGGCATCGCGGGTGGCAGCGTGAGCGCCCCCGCAGACCAGAGCGGCCAGCGCTGTGCGGCGTGTGCACAGCGCGTGTGCCTGCGCTGCATCGAGCGCGTGAAGGAGACTCAGGCGTTGCGCGCGGAGGCGGACCGGCTGCGCCACGAGCTGCGCCTGCGCAACATCGAGTCGGACGCGACGTGGGCTGACAACGTGATGGGTGGGCTCGTCGGGATTGGGTTCGCCGCGGTCGTCGTCGGTGTCCTGTGGGCGCTCGGTCGGATCGCGACCGTGATCGGCGGTGCGTCGTGAGCGGGAAGCACCTGTCGGACGCGGAGGTTGCAGAGTTCACCTCCCGCCTGCGTGCGGTGTTCTCCGAGCGTAAAGGGAGAGCCTTGGCCAAGGCGGCGGGGGTCTCGTACTCGTCGCTCGCCCACACGGTCGACGGGACGTATCGCCCCGGAAGCACAGTCGTTTCCAAGGTCAACGCCGTGCTGTCGAGCCAGATGTGGCGCTATAACGCCACGAGCGTAGATGCGCTGGCCCGCGCTGCGATCTCCGCAGACTCGGAGTGCAAGCGGCTGCGCTTGGCGTTGGACGCGGAGTGCAAGCGGCTGCGCTTGGCGTTGGACGCGGAGTGCAAGCGGCTGCGCTTGGCGTTGGACGCAGCCGAGGCGCGGGTACGCGCTGCCGTCGTCGCGATGCTTGGAGGTGCGTCGTGAGAACCCACCGGTTCACCGAGGGGCACAGACTCATCCTCGAGCTCGTCGGGTCCGTCGAGAGCGACAACGGCCTCGTCGTCGTCAGCGTCTACCGCCTCGGCGGCAACGCGCAGGGCTGGCTCGTGAGAGGGCACTGCACCGCGGCGAGGCTGGGGGATTGCGTCGAGGGGCGCGTCGTCCACACCGGCCAGTCGTTCGTCGACGAAGCGCTCGCGTGGGACCGCGCGCAGAGGCTCGCGATCGACCTCGATCACGTCGAGTCGCAGGGTGATCGCGCGAGCGCGCGGCCCGCGGCTCCCACCGCGAAGGGGCTGCTGTCGTGACGGTCCGCCCTGCCAAGACCCTGCGCGAGTGCCTGCGCGAGTCACACGCGATCCTCTCGACCACCTACCTCGAAGCGCTCGCACTCGCGTGCGTCGACGTCCTGCGGGATCGAGGGCGCGCGCTCGGGATCGAGCTCGAACAGGACCAGCACGCGACCGCGCTGCGGGTGATCGAGCGACTCGCGGCGAGCGCTCGGGCTGTCGAGGGGATCGCTCAGGCGGACGCCGCCAACGCCAACAACGAACCCGCCTGACCCGCTGCGCAAACGCGCGACGCCGGGGCTCGGATCCCTGCGCAGCGGCCAACGAATCACCGGAGGATCACCGTGCTTTCCACGCCGACTCTCGCCATCCAATCACCCGAGCTTCGCGCCGCGCGCGCTCGCTATCAGGACGATCTCGCGCAGGCCGAGGAGCACTACGCCGCGTCGCTCCGCGGTGTCGAAGACGCACAAGGCAGCGCGGCGGCCATGGCTGCCGATGATCGCGCGACGAACCACCGCGCTCGGGCCAAGCGGATCCGCAGAGGTGACGAGTGAGCGGCGCGTGGGTCAAGAGCCCGGCAGAGGAGGCGGCCCCGTTTGCGGCCCTCTCGCTGCGCGCGCGCGGGCTGCATGAGCTGCTCTGGAAGCGCCAGCGAGACGGCATGCTGGACGCCTGCGCGCACGACCTCAACGGGCTGACGCGCGAGATCGCGCGTCGCCTCGGGGCGACCGCAGGGGATCGCCGGTGGCTCGCGGACGAACTCGGCTCGCTCGAGCGTGCGGGGTACCTCGCGCGGCGCGGAGAGCGGTGGCTGCTAGTGGCGTGCGACGAGCGCCCCGAGGCGACGCGAACCGAGCGCGAGACGGACGCGAACCGAACACGAACTGCGCACGAACCGAACACGAACGCTACGCGAACCGAACACGAACCGAACACGAAAACCAACGCAACCACGCGTAACCATTCAAGCACCACTCAGTCTCCCCCGGACCCCCTCTCAGAAAGAAGAGATAAGAAAGAGGAGAGCGCGCCCACGCCCACGCACGAGGGCGCACGTACGCGCGAGGGGCAGCCGGCGAGCGCGGCGTGGTGGCTCGACCCGTGGGCGGTGGTGAACCGACTGCGCGACCGGTCGCAGGGCAAACTCTCGCTGACCCTGAATGGCCACGAGCGCGAACTGTCCCGCACGCTGGCGACGATCGCAGCGCAGCGCCCGCGGCTCGCGGACGAACTCGACCATTGGGCGACCCTCGTGGGCCGCGGGGAGGCGTCGTGGTGGCAGGGCGCGCTCACGATCGGCGCGCTGCTCGGACGCCCTGACGAGACCGGCAGGCGCACGGCGGACGGGCTGATTCGCTGCCTCGAAGAGACCTCGCAGCGGTTGCCCTCGAAGCCCTCACCGCTGCGCGTAGTGCCCTCGAAGCCCGCGCCGCAGGACCTCATCACCCCCGAGCGCGCACAGGAACTCATCGAGCTGGCGCGGCGCGAACGCGCTGCGATGCGGGCCGCGGAAGAGGCAGCGGCGACGCGGGAGGCGGCCAATGGCTGAGCGCTCGCTCGCAGCGCATGACCCGCAGCGGGATCCGCACGAGACTGCGGCAGAGCGAGCGGTGCTCGGGGCGGTGCTCATGGGCGAGGCGTGGGGCGAGCCCGTGCTCCCGCTCGTTGCTGCGATCCTGCGCGCCGAGGACTTCTACCACCCCGCGCACGCGGCAATCTTCGGGTGCTTCGCGACGATCGCGGCGCGCGGCGGCGCTGGCGGCGAGCGGCTCGACGCGGTGAGCGCGTGCGCTGAGTTGCGCGCGGCGGGGAGGCTCAACGCGGTCGGCGGCATGGCGTATGTCGCCTCGCTCGTGGACGAGGTGCCTGGGCCGTCGAGCGCCGAGACACACGCGCGCATCGTGGCGGACTGTGCCCAGCGGAGGCGCGTCATCCGTGCCGCTGGCGAGGCCATCGAGCGCGCGCGCAGGGGCGGCACGACGTGGGCCGGCGACGTGAACAAGCGCCTCTCGACCGCGCTCGATACGCGCGCCGACTCCGCTCCGCTGCTCTCGTTGCGTGATCGCGCGGGCCATGTCGCCGAGCGCATGGCGACCAGGCGCAGCGCGGGCACCTCCGAGCGCGGTCTGTCGACGGGACTCTCCGCGCTCGACCGCATGACGCCGGGCGGGCTGTTGCCGGGCCAGCTCATCGTGATCGCAGGGAGGCCGGGGCTCGGGAAAACAAGCCTGTTTCTACAACTCGCGCTGCACGCGGCGGCGTCTGGCAAGGGCTCCGTGTTGCTCTTCTCGCTGGAGATGGACGTGGACGAACTCGTGGAGCGCGCCCTCTGCGCTCGGGCTCTGGTGGACTCGGCGCGCGCCGCGGACGGGGTGCTGTCGGAGCGAGATGCGAACGCGATCCTCGAGGCCATCCCGCAGCTCGAACGGCTGCCGGTGCTCTTCGATCCGCGTTCGCGGTTGCGCATGGCCGACGTGCGCGCGCGCGTGCTCGCGGCTCGCACTCGCGGGCCGCTCGCGTTCGTCGGGCTCGACTACCTGCAACTGCTCGAAGAGGACGGCGGCGCGGAGTCGCGCGAGGAGGCGATCTCGCGCGCAACCCGCGAGTGCAAACTGCTCGCGAACGAGGCGGGCGTTCCGTTCGTGCTGCTCTCGCAGTTCAACCGGGCGAACGAGAAGGACAAGCGCGCGCCGCGCATCAGCGACCTGCGCGGCTCGGGCGCGATCGAACAGGACGCCGACAAGGTTTGGATGATCCACAGCGAGGCGGGCGACGAGGAGCCAGAGCCCGAGGTCGCGATCATCGTGGGCAAGCAACGCAAGGGGCCGAAGGGACCGGTCCGCGTGCGTTTCGTGCGGTCGCTGACTGTGTTTCGCGACGTCGAGTCCGACGCCGCCGACGAGTGGACGAACGAAGGGAGCGAGGGAGCGTGATGAGATTTCGAACGAACGCGAGCACGGTGGAGGCTCTCGCGAGCGTGGGCGCGCGGCGCGTTGATGAGGCTGCGCGCATGGCGGGGGTCACTGTGGACACGCTGTACAAGCGCATCCGCAAGGGGCTGCGCGGCGAGGACCTACTCCGCAGGAGCGCGGACGCGAACGGGCGCAGCCTCTACGAGATCGCGAAGCTCACCGGGTACGTGGGGTGCTACGCCAAGCGGCTGTGTGCGCGCGCTGGCGTCGACGCGCAGTTCGCGCCGCGCGAGGCGATTGCTCGCGTGATCACCGAGCACGAGCGCGGGGTGCGCGAGCGTCGAGTGAAGCGAGCGAAGGCCGCACGCAAGGCCCCGCGTCGCCGCGCTGGCCCGACGGTGAAGCAGCTCGCGCGCTCGGTGGGCAAGTCGAAGGGCGCGATCTACCGCCGCGCGTTGCGTCAGGGCGTGACGTTCCACGACGTCATCCAAGAGCTCACGGAGCACCCGAGCCGTCGACGCATTCAGCGCGGGTCGTACTCGCACGGCCCGAGGTTCTTGCTCGATGGCGTGATGCTGTCGCGCACCGCGCTCGCGCTCGCGCTCGGGGTGTCGGTCGCGACTGTCGACCAGTGGAATCACGGGGCGGACGGCATCGCGCGCCTGATCGAGAAGTGCAGAGCCGGGCAGCGCAGCGACGCTGCTGCGAAGCGCGGGCGGCCCGCCGCGAAGATCACGGTGGACGGGGTGAGCGAGCCCCTCACGTACTGGTGCAACCGGCTCGGGATGGGCCGCGAGGGGTTGTGGTCTGCCGCCAAAAAGAGAGGGCTCACGACGGCGCAGGAGATCGCTCGCCGCGTCGCGCTCGAGTCTCAGGAGGTGGCGGCGTGATCCCCGCGCTGGCAACGATCGAGCTCCCGCTCGTCACGGTGAGCGAGGCGAATCGCGCGTCGCACGAGCCGTGGCGGGCGCGTCAGAAGCGAGCGAAAGCGCAGGGCAACACCGTGTGCGCGCTCATGCTGGCGCACCGCGCATCGTGGCAGCACGTCAGGCTCCCGCTCGTCGTCGTGCTCACGCGCTACAGCACCGGGACGCTCGATGACGGGAACCTCGGAGCGTCGCTCAAGTACGTCCAGGACGCGGTGTGCGACTCGCTCGGGATGTACTTGCCGAAGGGCGAGGGGCCGCGCCCGCACAACGTCCGCGCGCCTGGCTTCGCGGTCCCACGCACGCAGCACTACGACGACCGCGACCGGCTGTCGTGGCTCTACACGCAGAGCAAGTGCGCGCGGGGGCGTGAGCGCGTCGAGGTGCGTTTTTACGAGCCGGGGTGCGTCGCGCGTTGGCTGCTCTTGCGGCTGACCGAGACGGGACCGAGCGAGGTCGAGCGGTGGATCACCGCGAATGCGGCGGCCCTCGACGCGACGCTGGCGACGACGCTCGCGCGGGAGTCGGGGCGATGAGCACCAGAGCAAAGCGCCGAGGACCGGGCTCCGGCAACGGGCTGCACCGCAGGTGGACGCAGGAGGAGACGACGATCCTCTGCCGCGAGTGGCATCTCGTGAGCATGCGCCAACTGCGCAAGCTGCTGCCGGGTCGGACGATTCGCGCGATCCACACCCGCGCGGAAAAGCTCGGGATCCTCAATGCGCAGACGCAGGGGCTGCTGTCCCTCGACGCGCTCGCGCGGCGCTTCGGTGTGGCTTCCGCGACCATGCGGCGGATCTTGGAGCGGCACGGCGCGCGCCTCGTGCGCAGGCACCCGAGCGGGACGATCCGCGAGAGCAAGCGCAAGCTTTGGCGGACGTACGCGGACCTCGACGAAGCGCACGCGGCGTTCGCCCGATGGGAGCGTGGCGAGTACGCGGACCGCGCAGCGCAGCGCCTCAACGTGTGGGTCATCGCGCTGCGCAAGCGCGCGATGGAGGCGGGGGTCGTCAAGCGCGGCGAGTACGCGCGGCTGATGCCCGAGCAGTGGGACGAGTTCGCGAAGACGTTGCCGCAGAAGTGCGGCGGGATCGTGGTCAAGCAACGCAACGAACGGATGAGGGCAGCGTGATGACGAAGACGAAGGCGACGAAGACCGCGGTGAGGACCACGGTCACGATGCTCGGAGACGAGGCGGAACGCACGGGGCGCGGATGCACCGTGTGGCGCGTCCAGCGCGGGGAGCGTGTCGCAATGATCGCGCATGCCCACGAGACGAACCTCGCGCTCCGCGCTGCTCACGAAGGCGCTCCGTTCGTTGTCGGTCGCGTCGACGTCACCGCTGGCACGACCAAGGTGCACAGCGCGGACTTCAGCGACGCCCTGCGCGTGGCGCACAAGCTCCTCGGCGGTGCGCGATGAGCGCGCGACCCGTACGCCGAGGACGCCGCGTGGCGCTCCCTGTCATCCAGCCCTCGGAGTCGATCCGCTGCGATCGTCTGAGCGCCACCGTGAGCGTGCGCACCTGCGTGGCTCGGTGGACCAAAGCGCAGGATCGCTCGACGGTGCGCCTCGACGGCTACTCGATCAGCGGGCGAGGCGATGGCAGCGCGCCGTACGTCTCGTGTCGCGGGTGCGACGAGGGACGCGAGCGGGCAGGGGGTGCGAAGTGAGCGGGCGCTGGACACTGCACCACGGCGATTGCCTCGCGTGGCTTCGCACGCTGCCGAGCGAGAGCGTGGACTCGATCGTGACCGACCCGCCCGCGGGCATCGGATTCATGGGCGCGGCATGGGACCATCACAAGGGAGGGCGCGCGCAGTGGGTCGCGTGGCTCGCGTCGGTGATGTGCGAGTGCCTGCGCGTGCTCAAGCCGGGGGGCCACGCGCTCGTGTGGTCGCTCCCTCGCACGGAGCACTGGACGGCGTGCGCTGTCGAGGATGCCGGATTCGAGATCCGCGATGGCGTGTACCACCTGTGCGCGCAGGGCTGGCCGAAGTCGCTCGACGTGAGCAAGGCGATCGACGCGGCGGCAGGCGCAGAGCGTGAGGTTGTTGGACGCAAGGTGTACGGCGATGGTCACGAGCAGAACTCGGCCGAGTCAGTCGGGTTCCACGGCAACGACCCAGCGCGCGATGTGCGCAGCGTCACCGCCCCCGCGACCGACGACGCGAAGCGCTGGCAAGGCTGGGGGACAGCGTTGAAACCCGCCGTCGAGCGGTGGGTGCTCGCGCGAAAGCCGCTCGTGGGCACAGTCGCTGCGAACGTCCTCGCACACGGGACGGGCGCGCTCAACGTCGATGGGTGCAGGGTGGAGGCGAGCGACAGCACCGAGCGTGTAAACACAGCATCGGTCGGATACGGCGGCTGCGCTGAGCGCGAGTACCGCACTGGCTCTCCGCTCGGACGCTGGCCCGCAAACGTCGTGCTCTCGCACGCCGAGACGTGCGGCGACGAGTGCGACCCTGCGTGTCCGGTGCGCGAGCTCGACGCGAGGACGAGCACGTTGCGCGGGGATGTTCCGGCAAAGTCTCAGCGCGTGAGCCGTGGGGGAACTGGCGTAACGTACAGCCCGAGAAAGCAGCGAGAGATGCCGCCGCCGTACACTGACGAGGGCGGCGCGTCGCGGTTCTTTCCTGTGTTCCATCCGTTCGGCTACTTCGGCAAGGCGAAGTCCAAGGGCCAGCGCGGCGGGGAGAATCGTCACCCCACGGTCAAGCATCTCGACCTGATGAGATGGCTCGTGCGGCTCGTGACCCCGCGCGGCGGGCTCGTGCTCGATGCGTTCGGCGGCAGCGGTACGACGGGCTGCGCGGCGTTGCTGGAGGGCATGAGGTTCGCGGGCGCAGAGCAAGACGCGGAACACTACGCGCTCGCGTGCAAGCGCCTCGCGGCGGCAGAGGTTGGCGGGACCGTGGTGCGCACGGTCGAGCCCGCGCCCAAGCCCGCAGGACGCCCCGTTGTGCAGCCGTCGCTGTTCGGCACGGAGGGCGAGCGATGAGCGCGCGCATCCTGTTGGTGACGGGCTCGCGTGTGCTCGTGGCGTCGACGCACGAGGAGCGCGCGAAGGGGTTGCTCGCGGCGTTCGCGTCGTCGTTCTCGCCCTCGATCGTGGTCGCCGGTGACGCGGACGGACCTGACGATTGGGCGGCGACGTGGGCCATAGAGCACGCTTGCGCGCTGCGCGTCTATGCACTCGACGGGTGGGTGCACGACGGTGGCAAGCCGCTGCGCCCGTGGGATAGCGCGCTGCGCGAGACAGGTACACGCCGCAACCCACTCGACCGCAACACCGCGATGGTGCGCGGAGTCACGCATCAAGCGATGGGCGGTTCCGTCGTCGAGGTGCTCGGGCTCGAGGCTGCATGGAGCGCCACGAAGGGCACAGCGCACACGCTCGCGGCAGCGAGGGGGCGCGGGCTTTCAATCACACGGATCACGTTCGAGAGGAGTGAGGGACGATGAGTGACGCAGCGAACGACAACGGGTACTGGGTCTGGCGCGACTACCACCAGCGCAGCGCGCCGAGAGACATCGGGGCGCTCGCGCGCTCGGGTCACGTCGAGGTCGGCGGGGCGCTCCCTCTCTCGCAGCGGGTGCAGACGAGCGGGCGTGGTGACCCGCAGCCCCCGCGGTGGAGCCCCGAGAGCGAGCGGGCGCAGAGGATCCTCGGCAGAGGGTACGCCGAGGGCGGGGCGTCGAGGGTCTACGCGCTCGCGCTGTGGCTCCTGCACGGGTACGGCGAGCGACCCGCGGACGCGCTCGAGCTCGGGTGCGTGCTGCTGATCGACGAGGCGACGAGGCTCGGTCTCGCGAGCGAGTGGCACACGCAGACCGAGAGGGCGCTCGCCATGGAGGGCATCCAGATCATCGGCCGCGCGACAGGCTGGTACGAGGACGCGAGCGAGGAGCCGGGAGGGGCGGGCGCGCTCGGGGAACTGGTCGCTGCTGCGGATGCCCTTCACGGGAATGGGGGGGCATGGCAGAGGATGCGACAGGCGATCGAGGCGACGGCGGCGCGGGCGAAGGCGGCGAAGAAAGGCAAGGCAGCGTGAGCGACGAGAGCAGCTACTCGCAGGATGGTTTCTCGGTCCGGTTCAGCAGCCCACTCGTGCTCGACGATGAGCGCCCGTTGACGCTCGCGGACATGCAGGCCGCGTACGCGGAGCTCAGTGTCTCGCTGGCGCGACGGTTTCAGCCAATGCAAGCCTCATCCGACGAGTCGATTCGTGACCTGATCCGCACGCAGATCAAGCCCGGCGCAGACCCGCGAGCGCGGTGGGACGTCGACGTGTACTCCCACGACCCGAGCGCCGACGGCCCTGTGTTCGAGCGCCAGCTGCCGAACGGGACGTGCATGCGTCTCGAGACATCCGGGTGGTTCAACACAGGGCCAGCGGTGGCGCCGTACGTACCGCACGACGTGTGCCGCTGGCGCAGCACGAGCCACCGCGCCGAGCTCGAGCGCCGCGCGCGTGAGCTCGCAGAGGCGACGCGCCCGCTGTTGGGGGACCGATGACCCACGACTACCCCGAGGGAGACGTCTGGTTCTCCGTCGTTAGCAAGCGGGGCGGCGTGTACCTCGCGCCGCGCAGTCACGTCACGGGGCTGCACCGCGAGTTGCTGGCCGACAAGCTGCGCGCGTGCTTCGCCCCGATCGATCCCAGCGACCCGCTGCACGGCAGCAACTTCGTGGCGTTCACCACCGTCAACCCCGCGCTCTTCGCGCGCCTCTGCCGGGCGCAGGACCTCCAGATCATCGCCCGCGCACTGCTCGCCCATCCCGACGAATGCAAGCGCCACGACGACGACAGGGAGCGGGCATTCCCGCGGTTCGCCTACTCGTCGCGCGGGCTCCCTGACGCCCTGTCCAACGGGGCGTTCGCGATGGAGAACGAGGTAGCCGCAGCCATTGACCAGGAGATTGCGGCACGTCTCGCGGCGTTCTGCGCGAAGGACGAACCGTGACCCTGCCCACGAATTCAACCCTGCGCGCTGGACAGGTGGTAAAGTGCTCACCAAACTCTCCGGGTAGTTGGGAGGGGCGAACTATGTCTGCGCGTCCACACGCACGTCAGCGCCGTCCGAGCCCGACCGTCCGCGGCTGGTGCTCGTCGCGCGAGTACGCCGAGGCGCGCGGGTTCGCCCGCTCCACCGTCCGCCGTTGGTGCCAGCAGGGCACCGTGCCCGACCGCAGGGGACTGCGCCTGGCAGTCTCGGGCGGTGAGGGGCGGGACTACCGCATCCCCCTCGCGGCCCTCCGCTGACCCTCTCGCAGTCCACCACGGGCTGCGCTCCCTCGACCCTCCGAGCCCGTCGCGCGACTGCGCTGCGCTGTCTCTCCCCCTGCGCGCTGCAACCGCGCGCGGCGGACTCGGGTTGTTGAGACCCGTGCTCACCACGACCCCCGGCGAAACGCTCGCGCTCTACGCGCGACGGGCGACCGAGGGCGAGTGAGCCGCACGCAACGACGACACGCACAGGGAGAGACCATGAACCGACTGCGACGCCATCACCGCGACCTCGGGCTGACCCGCGAGGAGTCCAGCCGCCGCGAGATCGCACTGCTCGGACCCTTCACCGTGCGCGTGTTCTCGCAGCACGGAAAGCTGCCGGGCCAGCGCTACGAGATGAATGCTCGCGGCGAGGGCTTCGACCCGCTGCTCTGTCGCGCGCCTCACAGCGACGAGGACGGACGACTCCGCGACGTGCGCAATGCGGCGTACGGGTGTTTCGGATTTGGCGCGCCCATCGTGCGGTCGCACCTGTCCGAGCGCCCGCTCCTCCCGTGAACGTCTTCTGCCCCGCGACCGGCGTTGAGCTCGTTCTCAGCGATCACGCGTACGCGCTCGCCGCCCTCTCGTGGTGGTGGTCGCAACGTGTGGCCGGGCCGGGGCTGTGCTGACCATGACCCGACGCAACCACTCGCCCGAGTCGATTCAGGCCATGCTCGCCAACACGCGCGACGCAGTGGACGCCGAGCAGGCGTACGCACGCGACGCGTTCAGGGCTGGCGAGACGATCCTGTATTGCCGCGGACCCGGCTGGCCCGTGATCGGGCTGCACTCCCCGGAGCAGTGGGAGCAGCGCGACGCGCTCTCTCGCCGCGCCAACTGACCCCGCACCAAAGGACTGCACGATGCCACGGCAAACGCCGCCGGACGTGCTCACCCGCCTCGTTGCTGCGTTCGAGCAGACCGGCAACGTCTCCGAAGCCGCGCGCATCGCTGGTGTCCCGCGCACAACCGCGCGAGACATGCTGCGTGGGGCACAGGTCGCCACTCGCCGCCAAATCCACGCCCGCGCATGTGAGGCGGGGCTGCGTCAGGGGCGACGTGCGATCCGGGCAGAGCTCGTTCGCTGTGACCAGTACATCGCCGCTGTGATGGGCCCCGACCCGTCGACCCCGCTGTGCGAGCCGCGTGACTACGCGATCCTCGCGCGAGCGAAGGCCGACGTCGTGCGGACCATCATCGCCTGTGACGAGCGCGTCGGCGCGCGTCGACAGGAGCACCTCACTCGCCAGTTGAGTCGAGCCAAGCTCGAAGCACTGCGCGGTCTCGGGGCTGACCTGTCGGGGGCGACGGACGAAGAACTCGCGACGGTGCGAGCCATCCTCGAGCGAGCACGATCCAGTGGACCTGTTGCGGTCAATCCAGAGCGAGCAGGCGAGGCGGAACAAGGCGACGCTGCGGACGGCGAGCCTCGCTGAGTTCGTCCCGCGTGTCTCTCCCGCGTACGCCGCGCCGAAGCATCTCGGGCCGCTGCTGACGCTGTTCGAGGCGATCGAGCGCGGACCAGTGCGCGCTGCTCTCTCTGTCCCGCCGCGACACGGCAAGACCGAGACGGTGCTCCACGGCATCGCTCGCGTGCTCGTCCGCCACCCTGAGTGGACGATCGCCTACGTCTCGTATGCGGCCGACATCGCTCGGTCGAAGTCGCGGCAGATTCGCGACTACGCGGCGCGCGCCGGCGTGGAGCTCCGGCAGGACTCCAAGGCGATGCACGAGTGGCGCACCCCGCAGGGAGGGGGCGTCATCGCGACCGGCGTCGGTGGCCCGCTTACGGGTCACGGCGTGCGGCTGCTCGTCGTAGACGACCCGCACAAGAACAGGCAAGAGGCCGACAGCCCGCTGATCCGCGAGCGAATCTGGTCGTGGTTCACATCGACGGCGATGACCCGCGTGGAGCCCGGAGGCTCTGCCCTTGTCGTGCACACGCGTTGGCACCGTGACGACCTGATCGGGCGGCTCGAGAGCGCCGAGGATCAGGAGTGGCAGGTGACCTCGCTCCCTGCGATCGACGTCCGAGGGCGCGCGCTGTGGCCCGAACGCTGGCCCGTCGCAGAGCTCGAGAAGCGCCGCGCCGAGGTCGGTGAGTACGATTGGTCCTCGCTGTTCCAGCAGCACCCCACGGTCCGCAAGGGCCGGGTGTTCGCGACGTTCGACCGCGCTGTGCACGTCGTGCCGCACGCGGAGATCGAACGCCTCTACCGCCACGGTGGGCGCTGGTCCCTTCACGATCTCGGATGCGGCGTCGATTGGGGCTGGTCTGACCCGTCCGCGTGGATCGTCGGCGGCCGGACCGGCGCAGGGACGATCGTCGTCGTTGACGAACAGTACGAGTCCGGGGTGCTGGTCGACGACAACGGCGGGTGGCTCACGCGAGCCCGCACGATGCGCACCGAGCACAAGCTCGGCTGGTTCGCCGCAGACCCGAGCGAACCCGGATACATCACCGCGCTGCGCCGCAGTCGCGGGGAGCCGCTGGTCTACAACGCAGACAACGCGATCTCCGCGGGGATCCTCCGCATCGCGACGCACCTGCAGATGGTCGAGACGGGCGCGGGTCGCAAGCCCCGGCTGCTGATCTCGGACCGCTGCAAGAACCTGATCCGCGAGCTCGAGCTCTACTCCTACCGCGCTGGTCCTGACGGACCGAGCGAGGAGCCCGAGGACCGAAATAACCACGCAGTCGACGCGTTACGCTATCTCACACATCGTCTGACTTCATAGTGAATTTGCTGACGAGCGCGAGCCTGATGATTAGGTAACGCGCATGTCGAAGTCGGAAGTCATCGAGTACGGCGGCACTCGTTTTCGCAGGTACCCAGAGTCTCAGGACGCGTCTCTGAGGAACTACTTCCGCCCGCCGATTCACATCGCGATGCGTGGCGTTGAATCGCTCCATCGCGAGATCTGGAAGGCCGAGCGTGGGCCAATCCCTCCCGGGTGGCACGTTCACCACATCGACGGGAACCCGCTCAACAACAGCCTCGACAACTTGGAGTGCCTCCCGGAAGCCGAGCACCTGTCGCACCACGGCAACCAAGAGTGCAGTGCTCGCAAGCGCGAGCACCTCGACAGCATCAGGCACTTGGCTGCGGCGTGGCACTCCTCGCCAGAGGGCATTGCGTGGCACAAAGAGCACGGCCGCTCAACGTGGGAGACCCACGAGGCGGAGCAGAGAACGTGTGAGTTGTGCGGTGTGCTGTATCTGACGAAGGCACGCCAGACCGTTAAGTTCTGCTCCAACAACTGCAGGTCCAATGCGCGCAGGCGGTCCGGCGTCGATGACGTCGACCGCGAGTGTCGCCGCTGCAAGAAGACCTTCCGCGTCAACCAATACAGCGTGAAGACGTTCTGCGGTCGTCTCTGCGCGGCGCGCCATCGCGTCGGCAAGTGACCGCAAGCGCGACGCGCTCCGCTACCTCGTCGCGAGACTTGCCACTCAATGAGCACCATCGAGACATACGACGCCGTGCGTGAGCACTGGCGCTACCTGCGCGACGCGCACCTCGGGGGCCGTCACTGGGCGACCCCGAGCGCGACGACGCTCGGCTCGACGTTGCTCTCGTGGCAAACGGGGATCGACGAGAGCGGACAGCCGATCTGCTCGCGCTCGACGCGTACGAGCTACCTCGTCGCGCACGAGGGCGAGAGCGATCGTCGATACGACGCGCGCCGCGCCATCGCGAACTACGTGAACATCGTCGGCCCCGTCGTGAAGGCGTACTCGGAGGGCGTCACCGCGCGCGTCACGCGCACCGTGGACGTGCTCGCGCCATTCGCCGAAGACATGGATCGCAGGGGCTCGACGTGGGGCGAGATCGCTGAGAGCGCGGCGCAGTGGGCGTGCGTCTACGGCGTGGTCGCAACCGTCGTGGACACCCCGCGCCGCGACGTGACGGGCATGTCCGAGGCGCAGCGCGCCGCAGAGAAAATCGCTCCGTACGTCGTGACGGTGCACCCTCCCGCGTGGGCGTGGGTCGAGTGCGAGGACGGGCGCGTTGTCGAGTTCGCCTACGTCTCGACGCCGTTCCGCTCCGACCTCTCCACGAGCGGCACCGCCGAGGTGGAGTTGCGCGTGTGGCGTGCGGACCGCAAGATCAACGGTGCTCGCGTCGCAGGCGGCTGGGAAGTGCGACAGGGAGGGATCGCGCTCTCGTCGAAGGCGACGCTGGCCGAGAGCGCGAAGGGGCTGAAGATCGTCGATAGCGGCGAACTCCCCGCGGTGCTCGGCGGCGAGATCCCGGTGACGTTCGCGTTCTACGACAGGGACCAGGCGAGCGATTGCCCGATGGGAATCAGCCTCATCGCGGACACCGCCGACGCCGCGCGCGTGATCTACAACTGCCTGTCGTGGGCGATGGAAGTGAACGCGTTGGCCGCGTTCCCGTTCCTCGCCGTCCCGATGCAGGACACGGGCGGCAAGCTCGATCAATCGACCGCGGCGAAGCTGGGCCCCGCACAGGGGCTCGGGTACTCCTCGGGCGCTGGCGCTCCGCAGTGGGTCGAGCCCTCGGGCACGTCGCAGAAAGAGCTGCGCGAGCACTGTGTGTTTACGTTCCAGTGGGCGATGCGGTGCGCGGGGCTCGAGCTTGCGGCGGACTCGTCCGCGCAGGTGCAGAGCGGCGAGGCGTTGCGCATTCGCTCGCGTGACTTCGAGTCGCGCGCGCTTCGGTTCGCCCGCAACATGCAGCGGTGGGAGGTCGCGACCCTGCGCCTCTACGCGCGAATGGCGGGGGTCGATCCCGAGCCGATCGCGGTGACGTACGCCAAGCGGATCACGATGAGCGACCCCGGCGAAGACCTCGCCCGCGCGCTCACGGTGCTCGCCGCGCCCATCGAGATCGGCCCCGAGGCGCGCGCCATGCTCGTCAAGGTGGCGCTCGATGCGTCGATCCCGATGAGCGACGAAGAGCTGGGCGCGATCTACGAGCAGCTCCGCGCGATGTACCTCGGAGACCTCACGACCTACGACGCGAAGCAGGCCGTCGAGCGCATGAGGGCTGAGAACGAGGCGAAGGGGCTCGCGCTGGTGGCTGCGGAGAGCAGCGCAAAGGCAGGCACCAATGCCTCCACCTGACGGCGGGCTCCCATCAATCGGCATGCCCCGCACGGGGCAGCGCGGCGGCGTGACGCGCTCGACGCCTGCGCTCGACGCGACGAAGAAGTGGCTCGACTCGATCTCGGGCGTTCACACAGTGGACCTCGGCGGGATCTCGGCTGAGTCGCAACGCAAGATCACCTACGGGCTCGAGCGACGTGGGCGACCCGTCACGAAGGTCACGGCGTACATGGTCGGTCGCATGGTCTCGCGCGGTCAGCGATGGCTCGCGGGTGTCGCGCGTCCGACCAAGGCGGCGTTCTGGGACGTGATCGACGGTGAGGCCCTCGGCGTCATCCGTGAGCGCCTCGCAAATGCTGGCGGTGATCTCTCGGGCGAGTGGGCGAAGAACCCACTCAGCCCCGAGTACGCGAAGGAGAAGGCGCGGCGCTACCCCGGTCGCCCGATGGGGCAACGCACGGGCGCGCTGTTGCGAGACGTGCGCAGCGCAGGGGCGTTCGCGGTGACGAGCGGAGGCAAGCGGTGACGGTCACGGCACGAGACGACGGGTGGCTGCGGACGCACGACGACGTGCGCGGGGCGGTGTGCGGAGAGGCTCGCAGGCTCGGAGCGCGCGCGTACGTCGCGCCGCTGCGGACCGATTCACACGCGATGGCAGAGCGCAAGGTGGGCAAGCTCGGGTCGTACGCCGTGACGCTCGAGCGGTTCGGCATGCGCCCGCTCTCGGAGGCGTCTGCCTACAGCCTGCCCGTGCCGGAGGACCGAATCCTCCAGCACGTTCGCACGATGGTTCAGGGCGCGGCTCGCGCCGCAGAGGAGAAGCGACGATGAGTGTCGAAGTGGATGTGAACGCGCCCGCGGCAGAGGCCGAGGCGGCGGCAGAGGGTGAGAGCGCGGGCGAAGAGGTCGCGCCGGAGATGCTCGAAGGCGACGCGGCTGCACAGGTCGCGCTCGCGATCGTGGCGTTGCAGGACGCGCTCCCGGTCGAGTGCGCCTCCATCGAGGTGATGGGGCTCGACGCGGACGGCGACGTGCTCATCGAGTGCACCGATGCTGCGGGCAACGCTGCGGCGTTCGCAGTCCCGATGGACGCGATGAACGCGGCGGTCGAGACGATGGCATCGAGCGCGGAGGGCGACGCGTGAGCCTCGCAAAGAAGATCGAACAGCGTCGCGCCTCCAAGCCCGCGCAAGCGGCGGACGACGGCGAACTCTCGGTGCGCATCGCGAACCTCGAGCGAGACCTCGCTGACGCGCGCGCCAAGTTGGGCGAGCACGAGAAGAGCGCCCTCTCGTGGCAGGAGAAAGCGCAGCAGGCCGAGGCTCGGTACACGTCCGAGAAGCTCCGCAGCGCGATCCGCAACGCAGCGCTCGCTGCGAACGCGGTCGACCCTGACGACGTGACCGACCTCGTGCTCCCCAAAGGCGCGCGCATCGACGGTGATCGCGTGGTGTTCGGGCAGGGCGCGGAGGCGAAGCCCGCCGCGGAGTACGTCGCGGCCTACCTCGAAGGCAAGCCGCACTTGC